TGACTGATTCATTCCAATAGAGGCTTCGCGCATTTGTGGTAGTCCAAGATCAGTGCCATATTTACCGGCGAGTTCTGAGAACTTTGGCGCTCCTGTAACTGCTGTATTGAACCGTCCTAAGAAATCTGTCTCTTTTGCAGTCTGTGCATCAAGCATTGCCTGACGATCAGCGGCCTGCTTTCTTTGTGCTTCCGCAGCTACCATCTGCTGCCTGTCTGCTTCTGCCTTTGCTGCTGCTTCTTTAGCGGCACGCTCTGCCTCTACCCGCTGCTTTTCGGCTGTCTGATATGTGTTGTATCCCGCTTGATCGAAAAATCCATCATCAGTATAGAAGGACCCGCCCTTGCGTAACGTTTCAAGATCCGTTCGTTGTACAGGATTGAGATTCCCTGCCCGTTCGACATCGATAAGTGATTTGTAATTGCTTGCCATTGTTGTATAAAAATTGCACAAAAAAAAGACCGGGCCCCTGTTACGGTTTCCGGCCTGAAATTGGCTGTTTAATTAACTAAATTATATCACAATCAGATTGTATTATTTGCAACCTGATTCCCCGCTCCCAAATTAGATACGGACGCACGATTTGCGACCACTATATTACTCGAACTATTTGCAGTAAGTGTAGTCGAGTTACTGCCTGAGAAGGCATTGGCAACGACTGTATTTCCGAGCGCTTCATCAAGGTACATCGGATACCCACCTACAGCCGAAGGTACCTTGTTACCTACGAAACTATTTCTTAAGACACCAAGCAGTGAACTGGACTGGAGGTAGAATCCATTGATACACTCATCTACATAGTTGTCGGTAAAGCTGCTATCGTAGAGTAAGCCAGTGGTACGAACCCAGAAAGCGTTGCTATTTGTTCCTGCCGTGTATATATCGTTTTGTGAACAAGAGAGTTTCTGTACAGCAACAAGATCAATCCCCACATCCCCTGATAGAAAATTCTTATTCACTTTCAGAGGGGAATTGGTGAGAAGACTGAGTGCGATTTCTGAAACACTTACGCTACAGTTTTCCAGTATACTTCGAGGCGCTTGCCCTGCTGTGAGTGTGAGTTCTATTCCATAGCGACAGTCACGAATAACAAGGTTGCGGATTGATATCGGAGCCTGCTGTGATACATAGGTATCGATGAATGTTGGTGTGATAGTGAGATCGAGTGCGTAGTCTGCGGTATTGGTTATCGATAGATTTTCGATACGTAACCCCGTTGGTGTGTTCTGAGATAGGTAGGTTATTCCAAGGGCCCCGTTCATAAAGTTAAGGACTGTAGTCTGCGCATCTTCCCCGATTAGATTAACTCCATCTTTGAGGATGATTTGTGACGTTGTTTTGTAGTCTGTCCGTTCTGACCTGATAAACACATCCCCACCACCCTGACCGTAGACCTTATCTATCGCCTCCTGAATGTTTGTGAAATCTACATCTCCGGTCTTCTGCTGTCCCACAATGGCAACTGCCTTTCGTGCTGACACAGATTGATACTGACTAGGAATACCATACGACTGTACGTTATATGTGCGTATACGATCGGTAACAGTGTAGTCCGTCGAGGGTGCGGGGATAGTCTTTGGTTTTTCTATTTTGAAAGTATTTTTCGCCATAGTCTTAAAGAATGTTAGAATCGAAATTAATTTCTGTATCAAGGTCGTCATACTCTAAATAAGCGGAAAATATAACAGGGGCAATTCCTGCTGCTGATGTAAGTTCAAGTTGATATTGAAGTATTCTGTATCGAAGGTTAGGGGTAGATTGGAGTACAAGCTGTGTCGCCCCTTCCACTGACTGTGTTTCAGTGATATTCAGCCCGTTATCAAAGCCAATCGTGAGGGTTACAGACTGACCGGCACTGAGCGACTGGAAGGAAACAACAGCGTTCAGGAACTGTTTGGGCTTCTGTAGTATTCCGTTATCCCGCTGAATGTCTATAAGAATACCAGTGTCAGCGTCATCGTTTGTCTCTGCAACTCTATCTACACCATAGGAGGTGTCATCCTGCCATGAGAACATCATGTCTGTCCCAAACCCCTGCACAGCTCCGATCTTCTCGTTATCTGAGATTGTGTCCCCGCCAGTGCTCATTGTGTACGAATGTCCTGTGAACGCCGTAGGATACCCGTCCTTGCGTCCGTACTCGTAGACACCCACTGGCACTGCGCTATCGTCTCCTGAGTAGCCATAGGCAATATACATGCGTTCCTGATATGACGTGATTGATTGTGGAGCGCAATATATTTTTTTTCCGTTGGTTGTAGGGAGCGAGAAGATCGGCTCCGGCTGATCTGCGCCTCTATAGAGTGAGGTATGCTGTCCGTGTACTGCGTAGAGAGCATTATTGTAGGTTCCTGCCGTATTTACCACACCTGCCGAGACATCCCGATAAAAGTTCCATGTAGGACTTATCCCATCCCAGTAGTACCAGCGTACCTTCTCTGCCTTGTCATAGGTTGAGCCCTGAAAGCATGACGCAACAACATACTCTCCATCTTTTGCCAGTCCGTTTACCTGAAACCCTGCGGATAACACGATCTGATTCGGGTTATAGATGGCCTGATCGAAAAAGCCCAGGTATCGTTCATTCCCGACAACCCAGCCGTTGACATGCTCTATAAAAGGATGCCAGAGCGTACCGCCTACAAGTATTCCAAAGAATGTCTGGAAGTATGCTGTCTCAAGGTCATTTGCTGCGTAGACGCGCATTGTTCCATCTGCAACAGTCGAGGTGACATGAAAGTGATACTCGTTTCCAAGGATCATTCTGACCGGAGATGAGAAGGTGAACGTATTATCTCCAACTACAAGACTTGCGTTTGAAATGGTGACTGTTCCAAGTGATACATTATTGCTGTCATGGAGGGTTACAGTCCAGTTTCCTGTACCCTTCGTGACTACTTTGAACAGTACTGATGTGAGTGGATCACGATTCGGAATGAAAGTTTTTTTCTCAGTATCCGATTCAGATATTGCAACAGGGGGAGTGTATGCACCAGTCATTGAGATGATATTCTCCTGATCGACATTACTTGATCCATCTGTAAAGACGTCATCATTGAAGGCAGGAGTACCGTTCAAAAGACCATACTTGCCGATTGTTTTATCCGTTGCATACCAGTAGTTATTATTGAAGGTGAGCGCACCCTGAGCCGTTGCAGTCAACCCCGCGGATAGTGTACGAAGTTTTGCCCAGTTGGTTCCATCGCTGTCACATGAGTAGATACACCCTGCGTTCCCATAGAGATACCGTTTTGCATCAAAAGGGGAACCGTCGTGCATCCAGTGGATCAAGTCTGTTACAACTGATCCTGAAATCTTAACAGGTTTCTTTTTTAACGTCAGTTGATTATAGTCGCGGTGTATGTCTATGTGAGTAGACTTGTAGTACCCGTTTGCGGGAGCTATACGGGTGAACATCGAAGCTCCCCCGACCCATGTATCAATATAGAGTGCTTTTCGTGCCATTTATGGAATAATTCGTAATGACCAAGGAATGTCCGATGCCCTAAATCGTGGACCATTCATTTCAACAATTCCTACGTTCGTACTTCTTGCATACATATTAAATGCACCAATGAGACCACCATGGATAAACTGTCCTGAGCGATTGTTGTTATTAGCATCTCCTGTCCAGAACATATTTGCATACATTTTTGCTTTATCTGCAAAAGATGCACCACGCTGTGCGAAGTAGATTTCCATCACGCGATACGGGATCAGCTCATGTAATTCAACCGGAATACCGGGAGATTCAAATATTGAGTAGGATTGCCCTGCGGCACCTGTACCTGCAAAGTTAGTTGCTAGATCCAGATTGGTAGTTGAAGTGAATGACCTTATTTTGTACGGGTAGCCATCATTTACAGTCTGAAAGTATCTCCCCACCATTGCACTCGTCCATGTGGTACCAGAACCTGTAATGTCGTCATCATCGTTTGTTACAGTCACAGTTCCCGTGGTGTAGTCCTCGGCTGTCATATCTTTGAGCATATAGACGTAGGAGAGATTCATAGTGAAGGCACTGTTTGGGGCAGGGAAGATGCCAAAGTCATTTTCTCGCACAAAGTAGTATCGAGGGTATGCAGATTTGATCTGTACCGCGTTTAGTCTATCCCACTGATAGCGACTATCTACCGGGATGAGCGTTGGAGTTAGGTTGTTAATGGTGATTGACAGCGATTCCCCACGGTGAAAATCTTCCGGGAGCTGATAGAACTGTTGATCTGCGACAGTTGTAGTTGTTGCAGTTTTCTGTCTTATGTATTCCTGTAGATACGAATAGATAAACCGTGTCGCTCTGTTGATCTCCCGCTGAAAATAGGAAAGCGAAGAAGCTGATAGATCACCTGAGTAATCCTGACACGTTACTTGTAGCTGTGTGAAACTCTCTCTCATATTATTTGTATAAATATATTGAACAATAAAAAAACCATAAAAAAGGCGCCCTTTCGGACGCCTGAGATTGGCTATATTTCCCTTATTCTATCATATATTCACGATAAAAAGGTCTGCTGCATCGGCTTTATCACGGACCACGAGTTCTTTTGGTATTTTCAGTCTTTTTAATTCATCCTGCAATATCTTTTTTCCCTCTTTTATAGTCTGAGCGTAGGCAATAAACATCTTATTCGTTCCTTTTACAACAAGAAAAAACTTGTACACGAATCTACCATCTGGTAATGAAATCTTCTCTTTAGTTCTGTACATATTAGTACCCTTCGACATCTCCTTTCCAGACACGTTGTGGTGTCTGACCCTTGAACATCTTTGCCGCCTTCTCAGGGTGTGCCTCTGCAAACTCCTGTGACGCTACCCCTTCTCTGTAGGGTTGAACGATATCTTTTTTATATTTATAGCGATCCTCTTTCATGCTGTCAGGGATCATCTCTGGAGGACCTGACACAAACCCACCACAATCAGGACAATCTTCAACCATCTTCCCGGCAATCATTCTGGTACGCACAGAGTATGTATTTGAATTACAAGTAGGGCAAATCATTAGTGGTATATCTGTTTAGATGGGAATAATTTTTTTAATGTTGCAGCCATACCCTTTTCACTATCCGCATTCGGATTATCTCTTGCTGCGATCTTTTCTGGGTCATTTATACGGTATGCACCGGGAAGTATGCTTCTTTTTGGTCTTTTAACAGCGCTCTCAACTTTTTGACGTATGATTGAGCCTTTTTTCTTTATCTCCTCTTTATTGGCAAAATACCCGGCAATGAAGCCCATGAGTATGTAAATGAGGTTACTTATCAGTTCCATAGACTTGGCGTTCTAACTTTTCAACGGTATCACAGAGTGCGGAGACGATTTCCCCTAGATGACGACTTAATCCGGCAGATTCAAGGTAGTGGAAGTATGACTCCCAGTCGGAGGCGGTTGAAGATATACCCGTGATCTCGAAGATTTTATCCCTTAACAGGGGCTGTGGTAGTGTTTCCGGCTTTTTGTACATAGTCATCGAGGTTAACTTTTTTATTCATCTTCTCAAAGAAGACTTCATGAGCATTCTTTAACGAAGGTTTTTCTGGTTTTTCCTGAATAGTTACTGTATCAAGTCCGTACTTTTCGACTACACCAATAATGATCTCTGCACGAAGTTTGTTATCTTCCTCCTCACTTCTAGAGTAATGCCCGGCCTGTTGCTGGAAGTTCTCCTGCTCTCCCATTGCCCATTTTGTCATCGGTAATTGCCCTGCTTTCGCACGTCGTGCGTTCTCGGCTTTAATATCACCGTCTTGAAGTAAATTGTAGTATTCATCTATGATCTCCTGACAGACCTTGCGTGCGATGTATCGCGGTACAACAAAGTTACCCGGTCCATATCCTCTGTCTTGTTTTGAGCTTGGTAGTTCCCAGGTCATAGAAGGTCCCCATTGGCATTTCATTGGTTTGTCTAAGATGTTGTGTACTAATAGTCTATCCTGTGAAGAGCGTTCCATTTCGGCAAGTCTGCCTCGTACTGCGTCTGTCATTGATCGTGAAGTTTGCATGAATCCTATTATAGCACAGTTTGTTCAAATAATTATAACGTTGTATTTTATTGAACAGATTTATGAGAACCAGTTTGATACACTATGAAGCATGAAAAGATTATTGGTTGTCGTGTACGCTCTTTGTATACTAGGGGCCGTGGTAGCGCTCTATTCAGATATAGTCGCGCATCCTCCCGAAATGACAGCAGAGCCGAGCGAGTACGGCAATTAGACCGTTATATTATTATTTTCCGTAGAAGTGACATCAATATCGGTTGGGGTGTCTGCACTGTATATGTAGTTGTTTGAGTAATTGTTGGCGTTTGTCGTCCCTGCGTCCTGTAACCCGATGTCGTGGTCGTTTATGTAGTTTACTCCTATATGATTGTTGGAAGAATCCAAACACGCAATACCCGCTGCTGCAACGCTTTCCCAATCCTTACTGTTTTCAGCGATAAAGTCATGTACCTTCTGTTCTGCCTGTCCGTCTGGGAGCATATCACCTAAGTACTGAATAGTGGCTGCGTTCTGTGTGATGTGGATTTTCAACTCTGCTGTAATAACACCCTGAAATATTGCTTTAGTCCTATCTAATGAGTAGCGCATGTGTATTTTCTCGTTAGGTCTGCCCTCTACTGATTTAGACAGTACAGCGGTACGCTTAGCACTATCGAGTGTTGATTTTTCTGGGTCTGCTGTAAATGTGATTAGGTAATATGAGTTCATATTAGGCTAGGCCAGCTAATTGAGCTATTTGCAATATTTGTGGCGGAGATAATGCATTGTTCAAAATTGCACAATGTTGAAGTGTGCCGTTAATAACTTCAGTGTTAACTATACTAGCACCTAATCCTAACGACAAACTACCTGTAGTTAGCGCCCCTGTCGCTGTGTTAGATACACTATTAAGCACTCCGTCAATATATATTGACATTGAATTAGCGGCACTATCATCATATACTCCAACAATTAAGTGGTAATTACCATCAGCGATAGTGATTGCCCCATTGCTATAAAGTGACGTTAGTGTAGGGCCAGATTTCCAAACACCGAATCTAATTTTACCGGGAGCACTTTCCGTTTGATATCTAAGCATGTATTGACTATTTTTTAACACGATGTTTGAAGTTGAACCATTTATATTTTTACAAATTCCTAACACCGTTATTTTGTCGCCAGTTATGTTAAGGCTTGGGTTGTCAGGCACAATAACACTATCATTCACCCCATCAAAACTGTACGCAGGGCCTACTTGTCCAGCTTGGTTTATAGTCGCACCACTTATTGTTCCATCCAGCGTACCTATCGTATCGGGCGCTTTATTAAAACAGATGCTTCCACTCGTTTCATTCATTGGATAGTATGCTACGAGTCCTGAGAGGGATTTGATGTAGTCTTGGAGTGCTTGCTCTCGTGATATGCTCGCTTTACTCACACCTAGGCTCTGTATGTTGCCTACATTAACAAGATTTAACATAAGTTAATACTCGTAAACTGTTAGTTTTGCACCTGCGGTTTCTTCTATGAAGTTGACAGCTGTGTAGAGTGTTCCAAGTGGTAGAGCTCCCTGATTGACCGGGAGTACAAAGTCAACAATCTGCCCTGCTGGGATGATTGCATCTGAGTTTGAAGCTGTGACATCTGTTGTGCCCCATTTCATGTATACATCCTGAGATTTTGCATATACACGAATAAAAGTAGTAGCTGCGTTGAGAGTGATTTCTGTTGATCCAGACACACTAGCGTCAACTGTACTTGCGAGAGCTACCCTTGCCGGTGCAAGTGGCATAGCTGTGTTATTGCCATCTCGTGGCATTGGTACTGTGTTTGGCATAGTTGTGTTACGCTGCTGCAAATATTCCTGACTGTGATGTCATTACCCAGTTTGTCCCATCGCATACAAGTGTGATAGTGTCGCCTACAACGGCTGTTCCTTGGGTATTAGTTAGGGTCGTACCACTAATTGCGGTTCCTGTTGCTGTTGTTTTTGCTTTGATTGTTCCACCTGTTACGGTGAATCCTGCTGTTACGTTTGCGACTACGAATGTGAACCATAGACCGTTTGCGGCTGTTGGTAGTGTCCATGAGGGTGATCCAGAGGTCGAACGATTGACAAGAACAGATCCCGAATCCGCAGCTGTAAGCACGACTGTTGCGCCTACTAGAGCACTCTGTGAGACTGGTCGTGTCATTGGGCCTGTTGGAGCAACGGTAAAGGTTGTTGCCCCAGTGACGGCTAGAGTTGACGCCATTGTGACCGCACCTGTTACTGCGAGTGTGCTTCCAAGTGATGTTGGTTTCTGGGTATTAAGCCCGTTCTCCATAACTCCAGGCATTCCGCCCTGATCTTCAATATTCCATGCCATATATTTTTAAGTTAAATTAGTTAATCCAGTGTCAAGTTGACCATCTTGTATTCTGTTGACACTCCTGTTTCGATCATGTTTCCAACACTGCTTAATGTCAGGTCTCCGGCTTCAAGTGCTCCGGCTGTTGCGTTCGAGCATGAAACTGCGGCTCCTGCTGCTGGTGTTCCGTCTATGAGACATGCACACGCTCCACCTGTCTGTGCCCAGTAATATGTCGAAGCTGCAACGGTCACATTCGGTACGCCTGATGGTGTATTCGTGAGTGTTGTTGCTGCAACGAGTGATCCTGAGAAGTTGCTTGAAACAAGACTGACTTCGGAAGTACTGGCAACCAGTGCGACTTTGATAGGTTCGTATAGGGTGACAGTTAATACTGCTGAGGCGTCTGCTGCGGGATGAGATTTTATTTTGTAGTAATATCCTTCTCCAGTTGCATCGTTTACGTTGAGGTATCCTTCTGCGTACTGATTAGCTGTAACCAGTGTCCCACCAAGGGTGAGTGATACTGTGAGAGAGCCGATAGCTGCTGCTGCTGAGACTGCCTTGTTGGTATGATCTGCAATGAGGACAGGTCCCTGTGTCATCTTGCCTGGGGCAAGTGCGACTGCTCCGTTTAGTGCAAACCGATACTTTCTGCCGTCAGGTAATACTGCAAGCTCTCCGATTTTGTGTACGGGAGCGCCGTATGTTACGAGTCTTTTGAAATTTCTTATTGTGGTTTCTGCCATGTTAGTTTAATAAATATTTGTAATTAGACACCAGTGATGCCTGTACCCTTCCACATATTGCGGAACTGATAAGGAACGAGCTGTCCTATGAGATGGTAGTAAGCGGCCATACCTGGTTGATCTGGGATCTTCTGCCATTTCTCAAAGAAGAATCCATGATTTTCAGAAGGCATAAAGCTATCAAGATCGACTGGACCTTTGTATTGAGTTGGTTTTCCAAGACTGATCTTTGAAACGATATCTTTATATTCGGCAGGTACGATGTTTCGACCTTTCCATTTCAGATATTTTTCATTAAGCATGAACCATCGTCCTGCTGTGCAGAAGTAATCTTTGATGACTGGCATTCCTCGATAAGCAAGATATGAGAATCCCTGCATACCTCTCAACTGATTGGCTGCTACTGGATCATCACCTCTAACTGGAAGTTTCATCATGTCGTAGTTTGCGCGGACAGTTGGATTCAAGAGCTGTTCAAAGTATGAGAATACTGTGAAAGGTACTACATGAATTGTTGGATCTTCACCGTATTGAGCGGCTGCGTCATGTCCTGCTGCAAGTTTTGCAAGTGTCAGCGTTCCAATTGCAGTGACCGTTGAGTTTAAGACTGGATAGGTAGTTCTCGAAAGTCCTCCGATTGTTGGAGCGATTGTTCCGTTATCTACGATCTGCTCAAGTGAGATAGGCATGTCTGCTGACGGGGCTGTGCTATAGATAGCAGAACCTACATCATTGATTGCTTCTCCAATAGATTTTTCAAGTCGTGAAACGTCAAGTTTAATTTCTTCCCCTGGTCCTGCATTGCGGAAACTATCAAGCATTACGGACACAGTTGGTTTTGCGTATGCAACATCTGTGTATTGTGCAGTGATTGTAGTGTTTGGTACTGCAAGATTGAAGGTAGGCATTCCCTGATACCATTCGCCATCTCCGTCAAGTTCAATATCCATCGTTACCCATTCAGCGATTCCTGAAAATTCCTCACCGCGTCCGATAAGACGAGAGGCAACTGTTGCTTTTGCTAATATCGAATCGACTACAAAGCCGTTGAGTTTCTGTAAACTGAAACCTGTATTTCGCTGTCCGTTGGTTATCATGGTATGAAATGAAAATGACTAATGAGCCATAAAAAAAGACGCACGATTATATGCGTCTGTCATTCCATGCCATAAAAAAAGGCGCAGCTATGTGCGCCTGAGATTGGCTTTGTTATTTAATCGTTATTCTATACTAACGTAATTTTCTTGTCAACAGTAAATTTAATTGGATTTAATTAAGCTCAAAGCTCCTTTTTTACGGGCCTCAAGAATCTCGTCATAACTAAACTCGTCTTGATCCGTATCTCCTGCAAATGCTTCCTGTACAACTCCGGCAACAGGTGCGTCTTTACCTGCTTGGGGCTTGTCATAGGTAGGCTTAAACTTCTCGTAATAGAATAATCTTATGTTCTGAGTGTTGAGTGGAAGTGGGTCAGGGGTCTTCCCTTCTGAGACTGCCTTATTGTATGCGTTCCAGGCGGGGATAGCGTAGTTTGCAAACTGGGTATATAAATCATTTCGAGCCTTCAATCCCACATCTTCCGGGTTATTCTCATCTGTTACAGCAGGGAGTTTTCCATCTACCGCAAGCTCTGCCACATCACGACCCATCATCTCAAGTGCAGTTCGTGCGCGTTCCTTTGATTGCTCCTCGACAGTCTGTTGCTCTTTCACTACCTTCTCGGACTCCTGTTCCTTTGCCTGACGTTCGGCTTCCATCTCTGCCCGCAATTCTCGCTTGGTCTGTTCTTTTGTGTAGTCTAGGACTTCCTTCTGTGTCGGTTCTCTGTTTTCTTTCACCCAGACAGGTGTCTCTTCTTTTTCTTTTGCAAGTTCTTCTGGAGTTTTCCCGGTAACGGTCTTTACAACTTCCGCAACAACATCTGTCTTCATTTTGTCAGGATCTATGACAGGTTTCTCCTCAACAACTTCTTCCTTTTTAACCTTAGACTGTTCTATAGCTTTAATGAGGGGGTTTTCTTCGGGTTCTTCTTTCTTGACTTCAATCTCCTGTTCTTTCTTTTCGCCTTCTAACTGGTCTAGTGGTTCGTCTTCATATTCGTATTTAATACCGGAGGATAGATTGGAGAGTTTGGAGAGAATCTGATCTGTGTTATCCTCTATAGGAGCATCGAGTTTTTTTTCTTCTGCCATGAGTGTAGTATATCATATCGTTCAATAAAGTTGAACAGTTAGCAGCACATTTCTTTCATTTTCTTTTCTTTACCCTTCAATTGGCCTATTGCGTCAACGAGATTCTTAATACAGTCATCCCACGTGCAATCACCCTCTTTGTACATATCACATGCAGCATATACAAGTTGGTGAATGGGATCAAACATCATATATTTACTATGCTCCTCCTCTTCTTTTTTCTTTTCATCTGCAAGAGGGTTGTTTTTAATCAGTTTTGTTATATCCATTTCACCCATAGGTCCTATTGAGTTTTTCATATCATTGGTTGTTGTTGAGCGCCTTGGCTCATTTGTAATAGTTGTTGCGCATAGCCTTCGATCATTTGCTGTATCTCAGGTGGTAGGCTCATAAAGTCAGGCGATTGTATGAAGGCTGCTATTTCCTGCACATACATTGGTTCCAGGGGTTGAGGTGGTACTGGTTGCTGTCCCTGCATCATCGCTTGAATATCAGCTTGTGCCTGTGATCCTCCCATTTGCCCTGTTGCGGCCATTCCAGTTGGTGCCGCTCCAGTCTGAGCTGTTGCTTGAGGCGGTACTCCGGTTGGTGGTGCAGCTTGAGGCGGTATAGCCCCTGTTGGCCCTCCCATAAGAGCGGCTGCCTGTTCAACTGGACCTCCGGCTGCAATACCATACTCTGCGACATACTGACTGCGGGTTGCAGGATCACTCCATAGTGCAAGTCTGCGGGTCATTTCTCCTGGGTTAGGTTGCTCCATACGCTCAAAGAATGTGAGTGGGTCGATCATCTGCATACGTGCCATCTCGATAGCTTCATTTTTTCGACGTGCTTTGTCTGTTGAGGAGGCGGAGACGTGCACCTCCATACCGTCTTCTATGTAGTCTCGGTTAATCTTCTCGAAAGTAAACCCTCCATCTTTCCCTAACATACGGATCATCTTCTCTTTGGAGACAAACAGCTTAATAAAGTGCATGGCCCAGTCTGCCTGCCATTCACAGGCTGCGTTAATTGTGTCTTCCACTTCATCATCTATGCGTCCGTAGTCACTCTCACGGGCAATCTGTGCGACTGTAGCTGTATCTGTTTCAACCGATCCGCGGGTTGTCGAGTTGGTACCCATCTTCTGATAGATTCGGTCTGTGTTCTGCTGCTGATCCTGAAAGAGTGCCGGTGTGGGTTGATCCTTCTGAATGAACGAGTGCGCACCTGATAGTTCACCATCTACGACAAGCGCGATATTTGGATCATTCAGGTTTGCTTCTTCTATGTCTTTCTTTTTGATTCCTGAGAGCGTTGAGAATAAGTGTTTACCTCGTGATTCATCTGCAATCTGTGTAATCTGTTTACCACGTTTATTGACGTTATCCTGCTGTAGTATGCTCTGTTCAAAGTCTGTTGTTGCGTCGTAGGCTCCAAAGCCCATCTGCTCATAAGACAGGATGTAGTAGGGGAATTGTGGTGTTTCAAAGTGATTGTGGAATACTTGTTTATCTCCCATCTCAACAGGCATTTGCATACCCATCTGCTCAAATAGAGCTCTCATTGCATCCTCTGGTGAGACGTCTTTCCCGGCCTGATCTGGTTTGTATGATACGAGCTTTGTTTCTCCCTCGTAATCCCAGTATGGATTCTTAACTTTCTTCATCAAGACTGAGCCCTGATCCGTAAAGTCCCACGCCACGCCGTAGACAGTCTTATACTTCCCACTCTTTCCCTTCTTATACCACTTAAACCATGTTTCCCAGTAATTGACATCTGACGCCATTTTTGCTTCTTTGTTACGATCTGTGACGCCTGCGACCTTCAAAATCTCATCTTCCTTTTCAGGGAAGCGCATTATCATTTCTTTTAGGGTGGAGCGGACCTGTTCTGAGATGAAGCGCATATCCTGTACGTTATTCGTGGGGCAGGTGTGATCGACGACAATACGCATAGGATTACGGAATAAGAACTGCCATGTATCCCGTTCAGGGTTCCAGATAGCCTTCACAACTCCCATAAGGAATATTGGTCTGTGTTTATAGGCAACCCCCAGCATCTGTCTGTTTTCGCGTTTCTTAATATCGTTATTTATGATACGAGTCACTGCCTCTGATACGTCCTGACTTTCCTTTGATTCATTACCGGGAGCAACTATGAGGTCAGGCAGGCGGGAGAGTGCGATAGGTTTCTTGATTGACAGAGCTTCAAAGAGAATGTTATCGACATACCGGCACTCATCTTCCCTCCAGAATTTATCGTCCAGTTGATCTCCAAGGTAGTAGCGGAAGTTTCGTTCCTGTCTAGTTTTAATCTTGTGAGCGTCACTATTCCAGTATTTTTGGGATGCGTCTCGTGTTCTTTTCAGCCTTGAGGAGGGTTTCGTCATCTAAATCGAGATACAGTGGGTCCATATTCTCAACAACCCCGTCTTTCGGGTTGTAGGGTGGCTGTCCCTGGTATTGTTGTGTTGATTCGTCCATAGTTTTAGACCACAAAAAAAGACGACCTCTTTACGGGTCGCCTGATATTGGCTGTGTTGCATCTATTGTATCAGTTTTATCCAAGAATAAAACAAGGTTATAATGGGTGTTGCATTTTCTGTTTGGACACTTGAGCTGAACAGGAGCAACTATATACTTGTCAGCAGTCTCAACAATCACAACTGAACCCTGATACTTGAACACCAATACTCCACAGAATGTACAGTGGAATAACTGATGGTACATCGTGTACCTTTGGAGATACAGTGTGACATACTTCTTATCGTCTCCAATCACGAGATGTTTGTTTCGCACGTCTAAAAGCATTTGTGTTTAATGAGGACCCTTTCACTCCAGATCCGTAACTTGTAACAGTAATCTTTGTCGATAAATCTCCAACAGCTCCAACGTCTGACACATGGAAGCGTCCATACCCCATCGCAAACTGTCGAAAGGCATCTGCTCCGTGTGATGACCAGTCATGCAGTGGTATTTCCCGGTACGTCTGCAACCTCTCATCCCAGACTTTCTTGTAGTTCTTCAAGCACTCGACCCCACGTTTACACTTCTCCTCATCAAACCAACAGTTTTTGAGTAGTCTTCTCACCTGATCTATTCCATCGTCAACCTTGTCCTGTGGTACAACTGTGAAGTTAATTCCCATCTTTCGAGCTGTATTCAAGCGAGAGACACCAGATGTATACTCACGTGCTTCTATATCATGTGGGGCAAAGTGTTGTGTGTAGTTGTACGGTTTCTTCCGAAGCTCTGCTATGTACCAGTCTAAGCCAACGTTTGAAGATTCCAGGTAATCAATGAATCGAAACTCATTTCCCAATGGTTGCATGAACCAGATTGAGTTGCTGTCTCCCACTCCAAGGTCCCAGAAGGTTATAACTGGTAAGTCAGGATTGTGAGCAATCTCTCGTATTCTTCCGGATTGTTGTGCTGTCTGGATTGCGGCTCCATAGTATGATCCTATGACTGGAGCATCAAAGGAGCACAGATATTCCTGCTCAAAGTATGCTATTGCCTCAGTCTCGCTCCTGCCACGTGATACGAAGCGATCCACTGTTTTCTGTCGGATCTCCTCCAACTTTCGTTCATCAAAGATTCCAGTATCAAGAGCGGTTAAAACTTCTGCATACCATGTATCTGAGTGTTTGCGTGCAAAGTCTAGAAGTCCACGAGCGTGATTATCACCTTTTGGTGTGTAGTTGAATATACAGATACCGTCATTTTCCTGCAAGATTGGTTCGATGACATCATATGCGTAGGGATTCTGCTCACTCCACTCACTGAATATATACATCTTTGGGTTACCTCCACGAAGTTTGTCAGGGTTATCTGATCCGTCTATCTGGAATATTGAAGGTGTGGAGGTGTCAGTCATCACAGGGACGCATGTTTCATTCTTGACGGGTATAGTCATGCGGGTATTGTTCTCAACCCCTGCTCTCACACCTTTTGGTATATGATCCCGGTACTTGAATCCGTCTGAGCCTATACCTTCCCAGAGGTTATCACGGCCCATGACAAGAGTAGGATATACATACTTTACAAGGCAGGGAGAGTGAAGGAGGCGACGAGGGACAACATCTGCAATGTTACTCTTATCTTTTCCTGAACGTCTATGCCAGACTTGCACAAAGTTTCTAATTTTAGATTCTCCGGTTATAGCTCGTTCTACTTCATAGAGGAATGGGATTTGATATTCACGAGCTTCAAAGTGGTGAGGGATTGTTATGTCAGGCTTTTGGTTTAGTGGCTGCATAACTTACGACTCCAATTGCTAAAGGCGCACCATTTGCACCTGTCTGCTCTGTACGTGTAGAAAATTCATCCTTCTTTTTTCTTTCTAACCACCATTTAGAAGTTTCGACATCTTTGCGTTTGATGCGTTCTATCAGGTTTTTTTTAGCTACTTTTGTTGGGTATTCCTCAGCATCAGTCATTCTGTCAGCAAACAACTCATTCTCTTTTAGACCTTTGTAGTAAGTTTCTCTCGATATTCCTGCGACTTGACACGCTTCTGTAATATTAGCGCCGTCCATGATAGAGTGTTCTAATTTGCTGACAACCTCCTCTGTTAGTGATGATGGTCTACCAGTTTTATTTCCTTTCATAGTATTT